TATCTATACTCTTCTTTCTATAACACCAGAACCAAACGCAGAAATAAACCCTGGATCGGTTAATATTTCAATTGCGACATTAGCTACGCCTTTCATAGATGCAGGCAATGGAACACTTACAAATGCGACTGCGGGCAATTCTGGAATTATTAATTACATGACTGGTTCTGTAACATTGATTACGACGGTGGGTTCTGGGAAAGCCACTACAATTACATTTAGTTATTTTCCAGCGCTTCCCGTCATGGGAATTCTTCGCAGAGAAGTTTCTACAATAGGTATCGACTCTACTGTTTTTTTTGATACAACTTATGCTTATCAATATCTTAATGGATTTCAAGAACTGGCACCCGGAACTACTTGGACTGGTACTAATACCGACTTTTTTTGGGCTGCTAATTTTCAAGGTGTCACAGCTAATTTAAGATATTTTTTTGCTACTAACAATAATATTCTTTTAACTGGTCCTGGTTCACCTTCATACGATCCTATTCGTTATTTTAATAGTTCATCTTGGACAGATTTACAACCATTAATTACGGCAACAGATACGCTTTGGCAAGCTCTTGTCCTAATTCCTTATTATGGTCGTTTGCTTGCTCTAAATACTTGGGAAGGTCCAACAGCCAGTACTTACACTGGAGCAGTTAATTTCTTTGCTAGATGTCGGTTTAGTCAAATTGGTGATCCAACAGATCAAACCAATGGCTGGCGTTCGGATATTTTTGGAAGAGGTGGTTTCATTGATGCTCCAACCAATGAATCTATTGTCAGTGCTGCTTTCTTTAGAAATACTCTGATCGTATTTTTTGAATATTCTACTTGGCAATTACGATACATTGGAGAGTATGGCCTCCCTTTTATCTTTGAAAGAGTTTCTTCTGATTTTGGATCTGTTAGTACATTTAGTCCAATTGTATTTGATCAAGGAGTAATGGCCGTTAGCGATAGAGGAATCATTCAAGCATCGGCAAATGGCATTACAAGATTAGACGAACAAATTCCTGAACAAGTATTCGGTTTTCAGATCCAAAATAATGCGCCTAATTTTGTGCATGGAATCAGAGATTTTGAAAAAGAATTGGTTTACTTCAATTATTTAGACATTTCAAATTCATCTACAAATCAAACTTACCCAAATACAGTTCTCGTATTTAATTATCGAAACAACACGTGGGCTAAATTCCGCGATACTATCACCTGTTTTGGTCCAGCACAATTTCAATTCGGCATTACATGGGATAGTTTAACGACTTATTGGGAAAGTAATGTCAGTTGGGATAATGTCGATGATCAGCAATACGTTGATTATGTGACAGTAGGTACACAAGCTGGTTTTATTAATATCTATCAAAATCCAGATGCAGAAACTCCCCAACCTGTAACGACGTTATATGCCAATACAATGGCGATTACTGCTGTTAATTTCACTGTACATCCGACACAGATAACAATTCCTAGTCATAATCTGGCTAATGGAGAAATTATCTATATTCAGAATACTATTTGGAGTGGGACTGATCCTGGATTGAATAATGTTATCTATCGTATTAATATCGTGGATGCTAATACAATCACGCTAGCAACTTGGAATCAGAATTCTCTAAGTTATTTCGCTGTAGACATCACCTCTAGCGCTGTTTATTTAGGAGGAGGCAGAGTAACTTTATTTCCCAAAATGAATATCATTGGAAAAGATTTTAACCCATTCCAAGGAGAAGGAAAGCAATTCAAGCTCTCTTATATCGACTTTCAAATGGATTCTAATCTATTTTCTCCAGCAATTACAGCCATCACTATACAACTATTTGTTAATTCCTATTTAGGTGAACAGGCTAATTTGATTGCGACTAATCAGGAATTGATTAATTCATCTCAGAATTGTGATTTTATCGTGAATGCTACTAATTCTAATCCATGTCAGATCTCAAGTTTGGATCATAGTTTAATCACAGGAACGAAAATTTACATTAGTAATGTAACAGGAATGACACAATTGAATGGTGTCATTTATATGATAACTGTTCTCGATGCTAATAATTTTACACTAAATAATACAGATTCTACAGGATTTGGTGTGTATACTGGTGGGGGAGTTTGGAATACTTCTTCTGTTGATGGGCAGACTTATATTCCTGGTTCTGAATATGCCTGGTATCGATTTTATAGTACTCAATTTGGTCAATATCTTCGCATAGGATTGACATATGATGATAGCTTAATGAATCAACTTGCTACTCATCAGACACCCATGGAATTGAATGCTATGAATGTGTGGTTCAGGCAAGGTGGCAGGCTTATTAATTAGAAGTGAGTTAATATGACATTTTCTAGCGATAATCCTCTTAATACCAATCAACTTCCCATTTCATTGGATATTAACCCAGAAGATAATGAATTTCAGTCTATTTTGCTTCTATATTTACGTCGGGTAGCAAATGCAGTAAATACAAAAGTTAGTGGACTTTTCTTACTTCAAGAGAATGCGCCTTTTAAGCAGTGGTATCAGATTGGAAATCCTCAACAGAATCGCAATGCTTATAGAATTACAGCTGATTTGGTATTTCTAAATGGCGGAAATATTCCCACCGGTACAACTAACTTAGTATTATCTTCTTCCACACAACCTATGAATATCAAGGGTTATCTATATCCAGTTCAAGGATTCGGCGGAGCAATTGATACAACGGGACTTTCTTATTTCTTAAACGATCCTTCCATTTATGTCCGATATAATAACTCGACAAATACGATTATTATCCAAAACAATTCGGGTAATGCTCTGACCTGGTGCGTTTGGGTCATGGAGTACTTAAAAAATTAGGTGAACTATGCCAAAATTCAGCGAATGGCTCTTTGGGAGCCCTGATAAATTAAAAAAAATTCCAACTGGGACTAAAGAACAACAAGGTTTGCATAATAGCATCCTTGGACAATCTATGGGAATGCAAGGTCCAGGCGGAGGATATGATCTCGCTCAGAACTACTTCAATAATTTCCTAGGTGAAAATCAACAACAAGGTTACGACCAATTTTCTCAACCATATCTTCAGCAGTTCCAAGAGCAGTTACTCCCGCAAATTGCAGAACGATTCGCCGGTGCTGGGGCATTGTCTTCTAGCGGCTTTGGCCAATCATTGGGCGGCGCTGCTTCTGGATTACAATCCCAACTTGCTCAGCTATTTTCCCAGCTTCAAAGCCAAGCAGCTGGTCAGCAATATAATCAATATAATCAACTGTCTCAGACAGGACTTAATTATCAGCCTTTCGCTTACCAGCAAAAACAAGGTTCTGGAGGTTTCTTAGCTCCTTTACTTACTGGTATTGGCACTGCGGCGGCCGGACCGATTGGAGGCGCTCTCGGGCAGGGAATCGGTGGGGGAATTAGTAGTCTATTTAGAGGTAACGGAGGCGGAGGGATTTCGTAATGGTACAAGTCATTAAGACAGATAATCCTCAGGGAAGACTTTCCGAAATGCTCGGAATGAGTTTAGGTCAGGGCATTGGCAGCGGCTTGAATACTTTTTTTGCTAATCGCAGTCTTGAAAGCGTCATGCAAGATAAAGCTCTTGAAAATGCTCCTCAGTCCAAAAAATTGGAAGCAATACGGTCTGCTTTAAGTCCTTATGGCGAGAAAGGACAAGAAATATTTCAACAGCGCATGCAGATTGATCAGCAAGAAAGAAATGAAACTGAGATGGCGAAGAATGAGGCTCAGCAAGAAGTTTTAAGTCGAATAGTTTCAGGGGAAAAAGTCGCTCCTAAAGATTTAAAAAAGCTGACCCCAGAAAATCAACTTAAAGTTATGGATTTGCAAAAGAGAAGGGAAGCAGGCAAAAGTGTGTTAGATTCCCTAATTAAGGCTGGTTATCCAGAAGAAACAGCAAAAATATGGCAAAATCAGATGGAAAACGCTCCAATAGGAGGCCAATCTGACGTAATTAGGAATGTTAACGATTTAATCAAACGTTCAAAAGCAGGAAAGGGAATTGGTCAGCAGCAAGAAGAAAAACAAGAAACGAAACCTAATATTGATATTCCTGGAACAAATTTAGGAGCGTTAAAATTAGACTTCCCTGTGTTGCCTGAACCTATTGGTATGACTCCTTCTGATATCGTTAAACAAAACGAATATAGAGAGAAAACAAACATTCCGATCTATACTGAAGCAGTCGATCGACTGAATGCTTTGGACGACGAATATCGCGAAGTAAAGCATCTTCAAGACTTGAATGAAGTTCCTGGAGCATTACCCACCGGAATTGAGAAATGGAACGTTGATTGGGATTCAGGTGATTTGCGTGTAAAAGCTCTAGCAACTCCAGAAGCTCAGGACTACGTAAAGACCATTGCTCGTATGGCAAGAAGAGCTAAAGACTTCTTCCCTGGAAGAGTAACTAACTTTGACTTAGATCAGTTTAAACAAGGCTTCCCTACGCTAGCCAATAGCCCCGAAGGTAGACGCTTGATTGCCGAGCAGCTTGCTTTAGGCAATAGGATTGCATATTTGAAGGATGAGACATATAAAGCAGCTATGGATCACTACGGTTCTGGAGCTGACCCAGTATTAATTAAAAAGTATGCAACAGAGAACTATCGTAGATTAAAATCTCAGCTAGAAGATCAATTAAAGCAAGTTAACAATAAAGCTAGATCAATGGTTAAAGAAGAATCATCTAAACAAAATCGCCCTTCACTGGATGACATTTTTAAATGACTTATCAAGAGAAATATCAAAAAGCTAAAAAATCTGGTTATTCCGATGAAGAAATCATGGAGTATCTCTCTACAAAGGATCCATCCTTCGAAGATAAGATGATAAAAGCTCAGGAAGCTGGCTATACACCTCAAGAAGTTCTAAACCATTTCAATTCTCCTCCGAAGAAAGAAGAATTTAGTACCGGTGACTATGCTGCAGATTTCGGAAAACAAACCGCTCAAGGATTTGGAATCGGCGCTCTTGGAACTTATGGCGATATTCTTGATTTGTTTGGCCTACAATCGAAAGAAATTCTTCCAGGCGAGAAAGCTAAGCATAACCGCGAATTTGATATCCTAGAGAAGATGGAGCGCGGTGAAGTGCCATCCGCTGGCGAACTCATGGAGCTTTCCGATGATGATGATATTCTTCCCAGATATTCTCGACTTCCAAATTCTCAGGATGTTGAATCTCTAGGAAAAGACGCAGGTCTTGTTTCTGAACCCAAAACAGCAGCAGGTCGCTATGGTCGTCGCATGGGTATGCTTGGTGGTTCAGGTTTGGCTTTTGGTGCAACGTCTATAGCAGCTCCAATTGCAGCAGG